TGTGCTTTATTACCTTCGTATACTATAGGTACACCAAACCAAGAAGTCTCAGCATGTTCTTTTTCTTCAATAACCCTCGCACCATCGATCTTAGAGAAGATCTCATGAAGTCGAGTTTTGTTGAGACGACGGATGCGATGTATCTCGTCCTGCTTAGTCAATTGTACAAGACCGATAGACCCCTGCAGGTCGGCGGGTTTGAGATTATATCCTTGAACTCCGAAGACATACTTATGATCGACATCATGGTCGTACCCTTCCAACCAACGGTCAAATCTCTGCCCACAGACACCGTTGGGCAATTTGTTTTGGGATCCTACACAATAGCATCCTCTTCCCCACCAAGCATACGATCTGGCGATCTGGATTATCTCCTCGATATTAGAGGAGACCATACCTCCTTCAATCGTGCAGATATGATGAGCTGGATAGAAAGAACAAGAAGCAGCGATGGCGTGTTTGGTAAGAAACTGACCTCTCCACTTGCTACCGAGGGAGTCACAGTTGTCCGCGATGTATTCGAGTCCATAAATATCCAAAATTTCGAGAAACTTATCGAAGTCATAGGGATTGCCCAGAACAGGAGAAGAAAAACACGCTCTAGTTCTACTGGTGATCTTAGACTCTAACATCTCAAGATCCCAATTCAAATCGTTGTAATCAATATCTACAAATACAGGTTTCAAATTGTTCTGTAAGATGGGATTGATAGTAGTAGCAAATCCACAGGCACATACCAATATCTCATCCCCATCATGCCATCCAAAATATTTTTTGAGTGCAGCAATCATCACAAGGTTTGCAGATGAACCACTGTTCACCATAAGATTGTATCTGAAATCAAATTTTTTACCAAACTGTGCTTCAAATTTATTGACTTGTTCACCTGCAGGCAACCAGTTTCCTTTCAATAATGTTGTGATTGCAGCGATAGGTTCTTGCTCGTCCCAGTATGGACCAGAATAAAATATATTTTTACCGGGTTTCCAATCTTTGTTAGCAAGATATGGAAATAGATTCTCTCCATCACCCTGTAGTTCAGATATAAAATCTGATACTTTATTTTTTATAGACATAATTCCCTCACTATATCTTTTGTATCATATATTGGATTGAATCCAAGTTGATCTAATTTACTTGTGTCCAAATAAAAATGTTGCAAACCCTGTACCACTTTATGAAAATCTGGTGTATCTATACTAATAAGATTACCTTTATAATCACACATATCACTTGCTAAATCAAGCACTTCTTTTACTGATGTTTGCTTTCCAGATCCAATGTTATATATCTCATCTACCTTACCTTTTTCCATTACTAGTTTGATAGCACGACATACATCAGTCACATGCATGATGTCTCGTGTGTGACATCCATTGTCATATACTTTTAGATCGTTATGATTCTTAATTTCTTTGACCATCCATGTAATTGCATTTTTTTGTTTCGTTGCTTTTGTATCACCATGACCTATGACATTACATAATCTCAAAATTCTATATCTCATACCGTATGTCTGTGCAAATGATTTGATGAGATCTTCTGCACATCTTTTTGTTATAGAATAAAATCCGTTCGGGTTTAGATGATCACTTTCTTTGGCAGGTATGTTACCCCCTGCTCCATACACAAACCATGATGACACAAAGTTGAAAGTAACATTCTCATCTCTACAATATTCTAAAACATCACATAGCACCTTCAAGTTTGTATCAACATCAAGAGTTATTCTATCATGCACATGATAATTATGTGTTGTAGATATCATGTATAAGATATCTTTTGATTTGGGTTTACGTTCATCTCTAGGAATAACTTCTACCTCTTCATTGTAAAGACGTTGAAACTCACCTCCAACGAAACCGCATCCGTATAGTGAAATCATTTATTCAAATACCAATTAATAGTATGTTGCAAACCAATGTCAAAATTCATGATCGGTTTCCACCCAGTTTTGTTATACAACTTAGTATAACTCATAGCGTATCTTTTATCAACACCCGGTCTTGCATTTGAAACACCGATTAGATCATGTGACTTACCTAGAATATTAAGTATTTTTTTAACAACAGTCTCTACATCAAGTTCACATCCACCACCTATGTTATAGGTGTCATTCATAATACCTTGCTCTTCTAGCATCCAGATAGCACGACAATGATCCTCAACATATAACCAATCACGTATCAACTTACCTTCACTATGCATATAAGTTTTCTTACCTCTCATTGAGTTTATGATAGTAAGAGGTATGAGTTTTTCTATGTGTTGATGCGGTCCATAATTATTTGAGCAGTTTGTTATAAGATAAGGAAGTTTGTATGTATTATGCCATGCCTTTACAAAATAATCTGATGCTGCCTTACTAGCAGAGTATGGATTTCTTGGATCGTATGGTGTGGTCTCTGTAAATATATTTTCGTCATCGTAATCCAAAGAACCATACACTTCATCGGTTGATACATGATGAAATTTTTCTACCCCCACCTCTAATGCAGCGTTCATCAAATTGATGGTCCCTATCACATTTGATTCTAGGAATGGTTTATAATTCTTGATCGAATTATCTACATGACTCTCAGCAGCAAAATGAAATACTTTATTTGGTTTGTATGTTTTGAAGATATGATTGACATGTTTTTCATTTGCAATGTCACACCATACAAATGAAGTCTTAGTGTCTTTTTTGATAAAATTTATATCAGAGGCATATGATAAGGAGTCTATGACAACAATCTCATCGTCACATACTCTTTGCATATAATTTACAAAATTACTTCCAATAAAACCTGCACCACCTGTGACAAGATACATTAGTAATGACCCCAAGCAAAATGGTCAACTCTATTAAAATCATCTTCAAGTCTTACAATATCATCTTCCACACATTTACCTCTTTGAACTTCAATAATAGTCAATCCTTTTTTGCCTGCTGCCATTCTGTGTCTCATCTCAATACCTATAAAAAATTTATCACCCCTATAACATTCGGTTTCCATATTACCTTGAGTGACTATTCCACTACCATCCACAACAATCCAATCCTCAGTTCGATACCTATGAAACTGAAGACTGATTCTCATTTCTGGGTTGAGGTGAATTTGTTTTACACAATAATCCTCACCTCTTACAAGGACTTGGAACCACCCCCATGGTCTAGTCTCTTTTTCGATCATTTTGATTGTACAAGTGCCCAGTCTCGATCAAATAATTCAAGACCTTTATCTGTGAGTATATGATTGTACATCTTCTCAAAAATACTAGGTGGCATTGTGCATATATTTGCTCCGTTGAGAAAAGAGTCTGACACATGCTGAACACTTCGTATTGATGCAGAAAGGATCTGTGTTTGAGATCCGTGCATACGATATATACTCGCTATCTGATTTATAAGACCAATACCATTGACAGATTGATCATCTAATCTACCTACAAAAGGAGAAACATATGCTGCTCCTGCCTTTGATGCAAGTATTGCCTGTGCTGCTGAGAAAACAAGAGTAACATTTACTTTGATGCCATCAAGAGCGAGTGATCTACATGTTCTAAGACCATCAGGTGAAAGTGGCACCTTGATAGTGGTAGGATTGATGCTAAGTTTCTTACTTTGAAATGCATACTTACTATGCAGTCTTCTACCTTCCTCTGTCATAGTCTTCTCATCACCAACAACTTCCATGCTGATGTCACGAACACCATAGTCTGCTAGTTCTTGGTAAACATCCTCTGGGTCTCTACCACTTTTACGGATAAGAGTAGGGTTTGTAGTAACACCGTCAATAAGACCAGTTCCATAATACTTCTTGATTAATTCTGTATCTGCTGTGTCTAAAAAAATTTTCATGCGTCAAAATACTCCTTGAGAACTGTGATTTGTTCATGGTATCTAGATATTTCATTCAACTCTGTTTCAATAGCACCCATAATATCAGGATGTTCACCGATTCCAGATGGGTATGTAAAATATATTTCTACATTTGCTTTGTGTTTTGCTATCTGTCCTTCAGCATGTTTGATGAGATTGTTGACGAGACTGTCTCGTAGATGAATCATAATATACTATAAACTAAGTATAGTATACCTTACATAAATATAATTGTCAATAAACACGTCTAATTCGGAGAATTACCCTAATGGCAATAGAAAAAATCACTGCGGTTGATAAAATTATCATCAGATCACCGTATAATCACATTGAATTAAGAAAAAATACCATAATAACTGAAGATAATGAAGTTATAGCACAAAACTTCAAGCATGAAACTATTGCTGCTGGAAAACTTGACCATAGTAACAATTGGGTAGACACTGATATGTCTGGATACTCAACGGAGATTCAAGGTGTCGCAACAGCAGTATGGACTGACAGTGTGAAAACAGCACTAAAAGAATTTTTGCTTGCAAATTAATCTAATAATACATATGTACTAACCCTACGCAAGTAGGGTTTTTTTTTGTCAGCATTCAAGATGATAGGATTTATACCAATGATACCATAAGTTTACTTGTTTTTTTGCCTCCATATGTAGAGGATCCATTGCCCAACTCATCACATCCTTTTTAGTTTTCCATTTACTTATTGTTATTTCAATACCTTCTACTACGTCACTGTCAATACCAATGAATCCTTCTAGTTTTTGAGCACTAGCATACAGATCATCATTATATTTTTCGTACTCAGGTGTCAACTCCTTAATTCTACCGACAAAAACAACATTATACATTATATTGTGCTAGACTTTTTTGTTCTCCCTCTCTTGAGATGTCAGAAGTAATACAATGTAGTCCACCATCCCAGAAATATCTGTGTCTGAAGTTTACTATATGTGGTGTGATTCCATGTCTCTCAAAGGCGTCAAATACCTTGTCATTGTGACCATTGACAATCACATTCTTTTCATCAATTACAAACATATTAACATCAAAGACTGTCTCTTCAACATAAGTAACCCAGTCGTCCATCCACTCATTAACAAAATCATAGAAATCATCTCCTGCATCAGGCACCCAATATCTACCTTTTGATTTTCTCTTCTTCTCTATGAATGGTTCAACTTTATCCCAACCCTCACCTTCGAGAGTTACAATTTCCCAATCAGGAAAAGTATCTTTATAAGATTCAGCAGGTTTGTATGTTACTATCAGTCCGGGTTTTACAGGACAATAAACACCGTCATTATGTCCGGGACTTGATACCGGATGTATATTATAATCAGGAAATAATCTTTTCCATTTCTTTACAAAGTTTTTCTCGTTGATCTTAGTGACGATATTATTGAGACCAAAATATAAATCCTTACCAATCCTAGTAATGTTTGCAGTAGTAATGTATTGATCATAGACTATCTCAGTGCCATTATCTTTTAAAAACTTTTCTAATGTTCTAAAAGGATATGTTTTCTCATCATGCATATATTTTGATGTCTTTCCAATCGTATTTGTATGTCCCTGTAGAATAACATTTTTGAGATCTTCAGTATCAATTATCTCCATAAGTTTTCTGATCTGTTCTTTTCCATTCTTCTTCAAAGACTTCAATAGCATTGCCTGAGTAGTTGGTGACACAGGTCTACCGGGAAAGGTGAGATCATATACGTATTGTAATATATCTTTATGCATATCAGATAAGTTGTTCATACTTAATGAACTTGTTTTGAGTATAGATATAACCTCTCTTTCTACATCTATATTCTTTCCAAAATTTAATCCGGGCATATAAAACTTATCTCCAATCATGGCAGTATAGTCCCTTGGAACCAAGGGTGGGTATCTCATAACCCCCGATGTCTGCATATAATCATCTGGATTATCTGTGATATCAAGTCTAATTATTTTTGCATTAAATTTTTCGAGAACTGATATAAGTTTCTGAAAATCTTCTTCGGTTTCTTCTGCGATGCGATGAAAAACATCTCTAGTTTTATGGTTCTTAATATAATTAAAAAATTCTGGTGGATAACATCTACCTACTGCTACTACCTTAATGGGATCCCAATGTTGATGAACTGTGAGCATTACAAAGTATATTTCAGATATTATATATAGTGGTAGCAAATAATCGGTAATTTCATGAAGAAGTACTTACCACTTATATTATTGGCAGGATTTGGTTCTCCTGTATTTGCAGACATCACTCATAAAATTCAATCAAGCGTTCAACTAACCACGAACGCAGCAGCAACACAGGTTTCACGAATCGGATCTACATATACAGCATCTGGTTCTGGTGTGACAATGGCAGTTGGTGACAACGCAGGTCAAGTTGGTGGACTAGGCACACTCACTGACGGGGTTGGTCAAGGATCAATCGCTACAGCGACCCAGACATCTACAGGCGGTGCATATAGCTTCTCTCAGTCATTCATTGAAGGTGATGCTATTGTAACTACAGCACCA